TGGCTGGTATCATCCGCCGGCTTGCTGTGTCTATGCCTCCGCGAGCCGGGAAGTCATATATTTCGTCGTTATTCATTGCCTGGATGCTTGGCCATTTCCCGGAGGAGTCAGTAATGCGTAACTGCTGCTCCGATACGCTGTACAACAAACTGTCCTACGATACCCGTGATATTGTCCGCTCTTCCCGGTTCAAAGAAGTTTTTCCGGATGTAAAACTCGTGGTGATAAACAGAACGTGCATGGCTGGAGCTTGGAAGCTGCCCGGCAGGTGAGTTACTTCGGGGCTGGTGTAGGCGGTACGGTAATCGGTTTCGGTGCGTCTATGTTGGCCATGACCGACGACTTGTATAAGAGTTTGGAAGATGCACTATCTGACACCAATAACGAAAAGGTCTGGTCTTGGAAGCAGGGAACACATGATTCTCGTATCGAGGGAAACTGTTGTTCGATCGACATCGGTACCCGTTGGTCGGCTACGGATGTTCTTGGTCGTATGGAGGAAATGGGGAAGTATGACGAGATTATCCGTATTGCCGCATTGGATGAGAACGATTGTTCTTTCTGTGAGGATGTGCATACAACGGAGTATTATCACGAATTGCGGGAGGAAACGGACGATTCCATCTGGTGTGCCGAGTATATGCAGGAACCGATCGAGGCTATTGGGTTGTTGTTCCCAAAATCAGAATTGAACCGCTTCAAGCTGGCAGATATCGAAGGTAAACAGCCGGATGGCGTGATCGGTGCTACCGATGTGGCCGACGAAGGAGACGACGATTTCTGTGCACCGATTGCCAAAGTATTCGGTACAAAGTATTTCATTACCGATGTCCTGTTTACGAAAGACAATGTCGAGATTACCGAACCGAAGTTGGTTCCCTTGATTCTTGACACCCGCTGCGACAATATGCGTATCGAAAGCAATAACGGCGGCCGTCTGTTTGCTCTGAATGTCCGTAAGGCTGTAAAGGCAAAGAATGAAAAATGTATCATTCAGGCGAAACCGACAACAGCCAATAAGGATACACGTATCTTGTTGAAGTCTGGTTGGATTAAGAAGCATTGTTATTTCCTGGAAGAATGTGAGTATAAGAAAGGTTCGGACTATGACCGATTTATGAAAGCGCTTACCAGCTATAAGAAAGAAGGTGGCAACAAGCATGATGATGCACCGGACGGTATGACGATCCTTGCCGAGAATGTAGAGTTCATCGGGTTATGTAAGGCTAACTCTGTACGTCGGGTCGCAAGAGGACGATAAGTGGCAAAATGAAAGTGTTTTTCTGATATTTGTGACACGTGTTAGATAAAATCCCGATATTTTTCTGCCACATACTTGCGTTTTGATATGTGTTCTTGGTTTTTACATTTCAAAGTGAACTTGTTTATACTGGTCGTATTGACAGCGAAAAACTATTTGCTTTTATATTTTAGCATAAAACAATTATGCCAAGTATAAGCGAAATTCTTGCGAATGAAGATTTTGGGCAGGTAGTCAGTACGTTATGTATCGATACGATTGAATACCGGGAACCAAGAGAATATTACAGAGAATACCACGGTGAGCGCCGGCGACGTAAAACTTCTGTTGGCTGGCGTGAGCCTAAGCGTTTAGAAGTCTATTCGGATACTTTGGTGGATAAAAATGGTGAACCAGTACGCCTTCCTGATAAGATCGTAGATGTGGCCCGTATCGTAACCAACTTTCCGAAGAAGGAGGTGCGTACCTCTGTCGCTTTCCTGTTCGGCGGGCAAATGACGATTACCGGAGCTGATCAAAACGATGGCTTTCAAGAGTTCAAGCGTGTATGGGAACGCCGGTTGAAGATGCAATCCGTCTTGAAGTCATTCGCTCGCAAGGTGCTTTCTGAAAGTAAGGCTGCTCTTGTGTTCTATCCGTATACCTCCAAAGGATTAGACGGCAAATTGATTACGGAGTTAAAAGTAAAAACACTTTCTGTTCCCCGTAATGAAAATACTTTCTCTGAATTTTATCCCCATTTCGACGATAACGATGATATGGATGCCTTTATCCATCGTTACCAAGTGAACTCTAATGGTATGATTCGGAACAGCTGCACGATTTGGATGGCGGATAAGATTATTACGGCTATCGATGAAATGGGTGGCTGGGTGATAAAAGAGGTTCCCAATCTATTTGGGAAAATTCCGGTTGTGTATGCCGATGTATTCCAACCTGAATGGGATGAAGTAGCGTTTCTGATGGATGCTCGTGAAATGCGTATTTCTCGCATGGTGGATACAAATGATTACTATGGTGATCCGATGTTGAAGACATTCGATGTGGCTGACCTGCCGACTAAAGACACTGTCGGCAAAGAATTGTCTTTTACGTCTAAAGTACATCCGGAAACGCAACAATTGTATCATGGCGATGCGGAATACCTTACTTGGAACGGCTCTCAACCATCTGTGGATAAAGAGTTGGAAGAAACCAAATGCGAGCTGTTTTCCGGTACATCCACGCCAGACCTTTCCTTTGACAATTTGAAAGGCATTGGCAACCTGTCCGGTGTCGCTCGTAAATTCATGCTGATGGATGCGACCATCAAGGCGAGTGAGAACATGGAAACATTCGGTCCGGTCGTACAACGTTGTGTGTCGGTCGTGTTGGCCGGGATATGCAATATTACCAACATCAAGTATCGTCCCCAGCTGGTAAACAACCTGATCGATGTGGAATTTGGTTCCATTTTGCCGGAAGATTTGGCTGAAACCTTGCAAACACTCTCTGTTGCCAATGGAGGCAAACCGATTAACGCTCAGCGCACGGTTACGGCTCATTCTCCGCTAACAGAAGACTTGGACGAAGAAATGAAGCTGATGGAGGAAGAGGAAGATACAGCAGCGCAACGCAATAATATGATCGGCTTAACAATGGGATATGGAGAATGAAAGAACTATCATTTCATGAGCGACAATTCCTGCAATGTCTGTTCCGGCAACAAGGTAGCATAAAGTATTCGTTTGACGAGTTTGTCCGTAGGGTAGGACCTCTTCTGGCTAAATGGTCGGATCATGGCGGTGACCGTGTATGGATAGGCAACGCTACCATAGAGAAGCAAATCGAACGTCTGTTGGATGACCTGCATACGCAGTTCGTAAGCAATATATCCAATACAGTTACCGATGTATGGAATTTAGGCAATAGGAAAGCGGATGAACTGGTAACAGGTTATATCAAGGATATGGCCATATCCAGTACGTTGAAGGATAAGATGTTTTCCAGAAGTGCAGATGCGCTGAATACCCTGTTGAAACGTAAGGATGAATTTGGTAAAACCATATCCTCCCGTGTCTGGGATATAACGGACGGAGCTATGGATAATCTGGAGTATTATCTTTCTTCGGGTTTGTCTTCCGGCCGTCCGGCTGCGTTGATCAGCCAAGATATACGGCAATTACTAAACGAACCCAACCGTCGTTTCCGCCGTGTAAGGGACGCGAATGGCAAATTGGTCCCATCCCAGCCGATGAAAGATTATCATCCGGGGCAGGGTATTTATCGTTCATCTTATAAAAACGCCCTTCGACTAGCAGCAACGAAAACAAACGAGGCTTTTCGAACTGCCGATTATGAACGTTGGCAGAATATGGACTTCGTGATCGGTATAGAGGTGGAACGTTCACCAACGAATCACGGTCCGTGTCCTGTGTGTGACGCCAAGGCTGGCCAATACCCGAAGGATTTCAAGTTTACAGGATGGCACCCGTTTTGTATTTGCATATCTACGCCGATTATGATGGATCATGAGGAGTTCGCTGAATGGTTACTGGGTGATGGAAAGCCAAAGGATTCGATTAATGTAGCGTCCGATAAAGTGAGATTTAAGGAGATCAAGGAAAAGGCTTCTTTATTAAAACAAACTGTTATTCGGAATAAAGATTTTCGGAAAGATATACAGATTACCGGTCGTGGTATAAAAGAGTGGTTGAACCAGCCACATAAATATTACGAGAAAAAGAATGAAATGCTTTTGGATATAGCTTCTGTGATAAAGGATGCGGAATATATTGGTTGCGGAAATGATAAGCATGGATATAATGCTATTGTTCATTTGTTTGAGACAAAAGTGGAAAACGAAAAGTCTTGGATTCTTGTGAAAGAGCAGGCGGATGGTAGCACATCGTTATATAGTATCTCTGATAGCATAAATATATTGAGATTATTGGAAAAGAAGAAAGGCGATTCATAAGTAGCCCCGTGGAACTACAATCCACGACTTGCTTATAAACCGCCTTCTTTTTGCAAAAATATAAATAATCTCCTAATTGTTTAGCGATTTAGGAATTTTAATCGTAAAATCAACTGTTGGCGCCAGCATAATAGTTGAACAACTGCGGTGCTGAACACCGTGGTTGAACTGGGGTGCTGATGACCCCAGTTGTTACGCTCGGCATAATGGTTGGAATTAATCAAATTACTTCTGCTTCCTCCTTAGGTTGCTCTACCACCTTAAAGAGGTTGGCGAGAAATTCCAGCCCTTTCTGAGTAACGAGCACTTTTAAGACCATGAATCCATCGTGATTGTTCCGGTCAATCCATTTCTCTTTTAGGACGAAATAACCACGCTTCACATATTCCTGCTTCGGTTCGTTCTTGTTCTTGAAGAATACACCCATATCACGAAGTTTTTGGAACAAGGTATTTCTGCCGAATGGGAGATTCAGGATTTTTGCGGACTGGCCGATGTCGATACGTTCGTCCGCATCCATTATTTTATCCATAAAGTCTGCCTTGGGACGTAGTTTGTTGTTTTCTTTTACTACGGTTTCAACTTTTTTCTCCAGCTGCCGGATTCGTTCTTCTTTGCGCTTCATGGTGTCTTTGGCAACCAATAAGGCACGAGCCATGATCTCCTCCGGTGTCTCGTCTTCTTTGGCAATCATGTAACCGCCGGTTTTGCGGATGGCGGGGAGGATCTCTTCGCATACCCAGTCTTGGAACTTTCCTGCCTCGGGTAATTTGGAGCGCATAACTAAGCGGTAAACATCGGATTCTGGGATGAAAGAGATTTCTACTTTCTGTTCTGTACTTTTACCATATTGGTTTGTTGTGATTGAGACCCCCTCGTGTTTCACGACCCCCTTACAATGTCTATTGATAGCATCATATCGATTACTATACCCTAACATCGCTGCCACATCATTGGCCACAAACATTGGTTTATCATCTATAACCGTAACTCTGATTTGTCCGAATACCGGACTTTGGAAATATTGTATCTTCGCTTCCATAATGAGTCGTATTTAAAAGTGAAAGGGCAAAGACCGGAATTGCCTATTGTGGCTGTTTGCAATTCCAATCAATGCCCTTTATTAATATCTTTCTCTGGAGAACAGCCACGAGCTCCGGATTAGAACGTTCTGAAGTAATATATAAGTCAGATTTTCTTTTTCCGGAGGCAGATGGCGATACCTTCTATACTTTCGCTTTTTGTGCCTGTAGTTTCGAATTTAACTTCTCAGCCTCCTTTTGCATATTTTCGGAAGCATGTTTGATGTAGTACAGCATCCCTTCGGTTCTTCCGATTTCTCGACCGGTATTGAATGCGGCTTGCAGTTCTGGAGTGGAGTATTTACCCATTTCGGAGGGTTGGGCCGTCCTTTTGCCGTTACTATTGTTGGCGGCATTGGAATCCTTGGAATTGATAGACATATATAATAAAAAAAGGTATTCGTGCCTTTCCTGCTGTCTATCACATTCCAAGGGATGTTGTGGTCCCATTACAGTTCCACACAGGGGTACACGAATACCAAATATCGTTATACAATAAATGTGTGTGCATAAAAAATGCCCACATCCCTTAGTTAAATATGATAGACACCACAAAGATGAGCACTAATTCTGAATCCCACAAGAAAAAATAGAAATACCTTTGCGTTTTCATCTTGTTGTGCTATTTTTGCGTTATGTGGAAAGAGAAATTAGGAAACTATTTGATTGATGTCTCGAAATATATCTTTACAGGTGTAGTGGTAGCGTCTTTATTCAAGGATATGGAAGATAATAAGTGGCTGATTTATGGCCTAGGCTTTACGTCTTCTATTTTAGCCTTAATAGCAGGATTGGTATTAACGAATAAGAAAAAGGAGGATAAGTAATGGGAGCTATAATTGGATTCGCCGTGATAGGCATACCTTGTGCCGCATTTTTGATCTATTGCCTTACGCCTTCTGGCAAACAATGGCTTAGATCCAATCACATGATTTGACAAGATAGATTCTTATAGGAATAATTTAGAGATGAAAGCCTGCCGGTTGTCCGGTGGGCTTTTTTTATACCCGGAATTTTCTTCCCCTCCCTTATATTTTAAACAGAAAACTCTTATGACAATTTTAGATTTAATCAAGGCGGCATGTAAGACAAAAGGCGTGCCGGAGAAGTATGCGGAACGTATTCAGAAAACGTTCAAGATTGAGAAAGCCGAGGGGATGGAGGCTTTCGTGGACCTGTTCAAGGATAATATTCTTCCGGCAATCCAAGAAGCGGAGAATGAAGCTAAGACTACGGCTGAAACGGCCGCTGTCGCCGCTTATGAAGCCAAGCATGGGTTGAAGGATGGTAAACCGGTAGAAGATCCGGATAAGAACAAGAAAACGGAAGAAGAGCTGTTGAAGGATCTTAGCCCGGAACTGAAAGCTTATCTGGAAAGTATGAGGAAGAGCGTCGATGATATGGCTAAGAAGGTGGGCGATTCCATTACCAACTCGGCAAACGAGGCTAAGAAAGAAACAGTCCGTAAGCAGTTGAAGGATGCCGGTCTTCCGGATAGCTGGCTGGGACGTGTGGACTTGGCTTCGGAAACCTCTATCGAGGATCAAATCAAGGCGCTTTCCGAAGAGTTTACCGGAATCCAGCAAAAGGCGATCGATGATGCCGTGGCCCGTGGTGATTACGCTCCCGGTTCCGTGAATCTTCCGGAGCGTTCCGAGGCGGATTGGGCGAAGCTGATGGATCAAGATGCCGACAAGAGCGCAAATAATCCCGGTGTGGTGAACCTGGGTATTGAATAATCCAAGAAAAGTGTAACGTTATGTACAGAAAAAGAGAAAGAGAATTCCAGTATCCTCCCGGAATTGAAAAGATTATTGAGGATGTGATCGGCGGTGGGACGATTGACCGCCGGGATTTGCGGAACGCTTTGTTCAATGGCAAGTCGTTGGACGAGCTTC